CTACAACTCTAGATTTCCCTGAAGGGACTGGATGTCCTTTTGGAGTAGGAGAAGCTGTATCATTGACTGTTACTGGTCAAGCAGCATTTGATTTTACACATCAAAACGTTCTATCAGTGAATAATACCGCGGGTATTGATGGATTTTTTGGTACAAGATGTGTCATTGATTATAACTCATCGTCTGTTGTTGGAGACTTTACTTCTAACTACGCAACATTGAGAAGGTCAATTAAGGTAGCGGCAGTTACTGCATCTGGAACTGGCACAGCTCAAATCCAACAAGTACAAACATCCTGAAGATCCATGCAACTTATCAGAGAAGAAATCGAGACAGTTGATTTTATCGTCGAAGAAAAGAACGGTAAAAAGAGTATGTTCATTGAAGGTATCTTCCTTCAAGGTGACATCTGTAATCGTAATGGAAGAATGTATCAGATGGAGGGCTTGAGAAAGGAAGTCCAACGATACACAGAAAACCATATCAATGCTGGAAGGGCCCTTGGAGAACTTGGACATCCAGATGGTCCAACAGTTAACTTGGATCGTGTCAGTCACAAAATTGTTTCACTCACAGAGAACGGAACAAACTTCATTGGTAAGGCCAAGATCCTCTCAACCCCAATGGGTCAGATTGCACAATCACTTATTGGTGAAGGTGTCAAACTGGGTGTTTCTTCTAGAGGCATCGGATCATTGACCCAAACCAAAGAAGGTATCAACGTTGTTGGTTCCGACTTTATGTTGGCCACTGCTGCTGATATTGTAGCAGACCCTTCTGCACCTGATGCTTTCGTTGAAGGTATCATGGAAGGTAAGGAATGGATCTGGGATGGTGGCATCCTTAGAGAACAACAAGCCGCCAAAACTTACAAGCATATTAACACACTTGTAACGACTAAGCAACTTGACGAGCAAAAACTCGATCTTTTCAACAACTTTTTGAACAATCTTTAAAAGGTATTGAAATAAACAAATTATAAATAAATATAGATTAAAAAAGGTTAATCGGAGTACCCCCTCAAATGTCTCGTGGAGATTTACAAGAAATGGAGCAATCTAAAACTGCTGTGAACGCCAACGCTAAATCTGCTGAACCAATGCAGAAGCTTTCTAATCCCGGCGAAGGTCTTTCACCTTCTTACGAGGATCTTGGCGGTCCAACACCAGAAAACTACAAAGCTGACGATGATTCGGCAAAGCTCAAAGAGCCTACGATCAAAACAGTTAACGATGTAGTTAATTCAAAAGCTGCTAAGGCTGATGCAATGAAAAAAATGGCTAAGGAAGAAATCGATTCTACAGAAGAAGAAGTTCTTGAAGAAGAAGAGATTGTTTCTGAAGACGAAGGCATCGACATTGAAGAAGATGTAAACGCACTTCTCGGTGGCGAAGAGCTCTCCGAAGAATTCAAAGAAAAGGCCAAGGTCATCTTTGAAGCCGCATTAACCTCAAAAATCAAAGAAATCCAGGAAACCCTGGAAGTTCAGTTTGAAGCCAAACTGGACGAAGAAAGAGAAACCCTTAAGGAATCTCTTACTGAAAGAGTTGACTCTTATCTTGAGTATGTCTGCGAAGAGTGGATGAAAGAGAATGAGTTGGCAATCGAACATGGTCTCAAGACCGAAATGACAGAATCCTTCCTCTCTGGAATGAAGGGTCTATTTGAAGAACATTATGTAACAATCCCTGAAGAGAAATATGATGTTCTTGAGAGCATGGTAGACAAACTTGATGATATGGAGACAAAACTCAACGAGCAAATCGATAAGAATATCGGCCTGAACAAGCGTCTTGCCGAATCAGTTTCTGATAATATTCTTGATAACGTTTCTGAAGGCCTTGCCGCTACACAGAAAGAGAAGCTCGCTTCACTCGCTGAAAGTATTGAGTTTGAAAGTGAAGAAGAATATCGTGAAAAGCTGGAAACTCTGAAGGAGTCATACTTCTCTAGAACTCCAACTACAAAATCTGACGCTCCCCAAACCCTTTCCGAGGGTGTGGATAGTACCCCTGCTCCTGTTGCAGGAACCATGGATGCATATCTCAGAACACTGGGTGCGTTCAAAAACTGAATTTAACATTCATTCAAACGACACAAACTATTAGGTAAAAGCAAATGTTTCAATCTGAACATCTGCAGGAAAAGTGGAGTCCACTTCTCGACTATGAAGGCCTTGATCCAATCAAGGATTCACACCGTAGAAGCGTAACCGCAGTCCTGCTCGAGAACCAAGAAAAATTCCTCCGTGAGGAAGCAGCATTCAGTCAGGGTATCAACCTGATGGAATCCCCCACTAACTCTGCAGGTAGTAACCCTGCTGGTTTCAGTGGTAGTGCAGCCGCAGGTGGTCCTGTTGCTGGTTTCGACCCCGTACTGATCTCCTTGATCAGACGCGCAATGCCTAACCTGGTCGCATATGACCTGGCTGGCGTTCAACCAATGAACGGACCTACTGGACTCATCTTCGCGATGCGTTCACGTTACGAGAATCAGTCTGGTAACGAAGCACTGTTCAATGAAGTAGATACCGCATTCTCTGGTCAGGATGATGGTTTCAATCTGGAAGGTGGTTTCGCCGATGGCGCCGTTGGTCTTGGTACCACGTCACAAACCGGTTCTAACCCTTCTGTACTGAACCCCGTTGGTACTGCAACCACGAACCCCTCACCATATAACGTTGGTGAAGGAATGCAGACTGGTGACGCTGAGAACCTGGGCAATGGCTCTGGCGATCAGTTCAATCAAATGGCCTTCTCGATTGAGAAAGTCACCGTTACCGCCAAGTCTAGAGCTCTGAAAGCAGAGTACAGCTTGGAACTGGCACAAGACCTTAAGGCTATTCACGGTCTTAACGCTGAAGCCGAATTGGCTAATATCCTCTCTACTGAAATCCTTGCGGAAATCAACAGAGAAGTTATTCGTACCATCTACAACGTTGCTGAGCAAGGCGCTGTTTCTAACACCGCAACTGCTGGTATCTTCGACCTGGACGTTGACTCCAATGGTCGTTGGTCTGTTGAGAAGTTCAAAGGACTTCTGTTCCAAATCGAGAGAGACGCTAACGCGATTGCTCAAAGAACTCGTAGAGGAAAGGGCAACATGGTTCTGTGTTCCGCAGACGTTGCTTCCGCACTAACCATGGCTGGTATCCTTGATTACACCCCAGCATTGAATGCAAACCTGAATGTCGATGACACAGGTAACACATTTGCTGGTACGATCAACGGTAAGTTCCGTGTATACATCGACCCATATTCTGCTAACCTTACAGCTGCTAACGCTGCTGGTGGTAATCAGTACTACGTCGTTGGTTATAAGGGTTCTTCGCCTTATGATGCTGGTTTGTTCTACTGCCCATACGTTCCTCTTCAGATGGTTCGTGCAGTTGGAGAAAATACTTTCCAGCCAAAAATTGGCTTCAAGACGCGTTATGGTTTGGTTGCCAATCCATTCGCTGAAGGTACTACACAAGGTCTTGGTAGACTTCGTATTAACTCCAACCGTTACTACAGAAGAGTTGCTGTAAAAAATCTGATGTGAGCCATAGAGGAGGTAATCATTCTTATGATACTTCTCTCACATCTAACACTAGACCCCGCAAGGGGTCTTTTTTTATGGTATAATATAAATAAGTTAAGAAGCTAAAAAGGAAGACAGCTGGTAGTTATAGATGGAAACTGTTTGATAAATAATACATCACTGCCTTAGTGCCATGGCGTCTCACATCAAAAAAGTTATTTACGGCAAAGAAGTTTATTATAAAGGTAACAATCAGTGGACAGATATATTCACTGATAGGAAGCAATATAGTAATCAAGCAGATGCTAATGAGGAACATAACAGATATTCTGGAATCGTAATTAACGAGTAATGACAAATTCATTCACAGGACAAGTTACAGATAGAAACTTTTTACAAGCAACTGGGTTTAGATTTTCAGTAGCAAGAGCTGATAAGATTGGTTTTTATGGCAATTCAATCAATGTTCCCGGATTTACACTTGGTTCTCCAGAACAACCAAGTTATTTAAAAATGATTCCAAGAGTCGGTGATATTTTAAATTTTAATGATTTAAGAATAAAATTTTTAATCGATCAAAATCTTGAAAATTATATGCAAATTCAAAACTGGATGAGAGGTATTGGATTTCCAGATAGTCTAGATGAGATTTATAAGTTTCAAAACTCTTGGGATGTACCTAAAGAAGAACAAAGTGAGATTAACTTAACTTCTGACGGAACTCTGACGATACTCAGTGCGATAAATAATCCGTTGTTTGTTGTCAAATTTTTAGACATGTTTCCCATTAGTCTTTCTGACATTAACTTTGATTCGACATTGACCGATGTGGAATACTTGACAGCTGACGTTACTTTCAAGTATCTTAACTATACGATAGAACCATTTGATTGTTGTTAAATGATTGACTTGACCGGAATCCAAAAGATGTGGGAAAAGGATTCTAAAATTGATATTGATAACTTGCATACAGAATCCATAAACATTCCCGTTCTGCATGCAAAATATTATGAGATATATAATAACCTTATGTTATTAAGGAAAAAAGCAGAACAACAGAAGAAGAACATTCGTCATGAGAGATATGAATTTTATTCAGGCAAAGCAGATCCCGACGTTTATATCGAAAATCCGTTTCCCAAAAAGATCCGAGATAAAGACACTCTTCAAAAATATCTTGACGCAGATGAGAAACTCTCAGGAGTTTCGTTAAAGATTGACTACTACGAAGTTATGCTCAGATATATAGAAGAAATTCTAAAACAGATAACTAATAGAACATATCAAATCAAGAACTCAATTGACTTTATGAGGTTTACATCTGGAGCAGGGTAATGGATGAAGAAGGTTACTACCATATAGAATTACCTATAGAAGCTATTCGTCTGATTCACACAGGTCTATCACAGGCAGTTAAGAGTTGGCCTGGAGGTGACCCGGCAGAACAATTAGATTTAATTATGATGAGAGATAATTTCTATAAGATTATGTTAGAGCATAGATTTGAAAATATGTAATAAATAATAGTAACTAAACAGTTACATTATGTCTCATTTGATTATTGAGAAGGTAAATGAAGTATATCTAAAAATAACAACTGAACCGCATGTGGAGCATGAGTTGCGGGACAGATTTACCTTTGAGGTAGAAAATAAAAAATTTATGCCCCAATATCGCAATAAGTATTGGGATGGCTATGTACATCTTTATAATATGAAGACCAAAAGAATCTACGTGGGTCTTCTGGATAAGATTATAGCATTTTGTGAGACTGCGGGTTATACATATAAATTTGAAAATAATAAGTATTATGGACCACCTTTTGAAGTCAATGACTTTGTAAGTCAGGGAGGTGTCAAAGATTATATGA